CAGGGGTTCTAAGACATAACTGGGCCCCCGAAAGTGCATCAGTAGTATAAGGACAAACGAAACCAAGATGATCACCGAATCCTACATCTCTGCTCTCTACTGGTTCGCCTACAGTGTTGTTAACCTTGCAGAGCAGTTTAACATTAAGCACTCAATGGGTGACTGGTTCAACTTCGAAATCGGTGCAGATGTGTTTCACGATGATATCTGCCGTGCCCTTGCTGTTGATACTGAATCCAAGCAAGTCTACGGGTTCTGATACCCAATCCGTTTCCCACTAATCAACACTTTTCTTCCCCCAATGACTAACACCTACCAGACCAATCTGACCGACCGCACCTATAACGGTTGGACCAACTATGAGACCTGGAATGTTGCTCTCTGGATTGGCAATGATGAGGGTCTGTATAACCTTGCCCGTGAGTGTGGTGATTATCAAACCTTCCTGAATGAGGTCGGTGTGGGATACTCTACTCCTGACGGTGTGAAGTTTGCCGATCCGAAAGTTAACGTGATTGAGATTAACTCTGACGTGTTTGATTTCTGAGTGGCCAGTTACACTTAAGAGTTCCCAGTTAACAACAACTGGGCCCGTCAAAGTGCATCAGTAGTATGACGAACGATACCAAGATGACCCAAGAGCAAGCACAAACCATCAACAACTTTTTCACGGTTGATGAGTGGGATGCCATCTATTCTGCAATGGGTGATTATGCTAACTACGGTGATGATGAGTCTGACGTTGCTGATAGTGTCCGCCTGAAGATTGCCAAGTTGGTTGCACTGACTGAGCACAACATTTCCATCTGAATCACACAAACTCTTCGCTCCTTAGTTAACACTCCAATGCACAACGTCACTGCCTCTCGTTATACCTTTGATGAGATTGTCCAGCAATGCTTTGATGCTATCAATCGCATTCCCACAGTGAGCACCAGCAGCGACGACAGTTTCTATAACGAACTCCTGCAATTTGAGGAGTATCGTATTCTTATCGGTCTCGCACAGTAAGCATACACAAGGGGAATGAGATGCGCCCCTATTAAAGACACTCACACTCCAAACAGTTTCTTACACTTTTCTTCCTATGTCTCGCGACCTTGCTATTGCCATTCTCCGCAGCAATCAAGTTGCCACTGGCACTCAGCTTCTGGAGGTTCTTGATGTTATCGCATCTGACGTTGCAGAAGCAAATGCCGCACAAGAAACTGACGCTAACTGATACAAACTCTCTGTTCTTTATTCACACTAACTGACTTCATTATGACCAAGCAAGTTCTTATCTCTCTGCTCAAGCAAGGTAACACTGGCACTGAGATTCTGTCCATTCTGGATGCAATCGCTGAGGACAATTCCACTGAGGGTTACAATAGCGAACCCACTGCAGATGTGATTGCTTTCTGATAGTCTGGGGGCAGAGGGTTTGACACTCTCTGCCCCCTTATGTTATGATTGGTGATGTAGTGATTCGGCAGTGTTTTATGCCGCGTTCCTTATGCCGCCGCGCGGCGTTAACGCCCCGTATAAGAATTTGGGTCCTTCCTAACCTACAGAGGTGACAAATCGACCTCTAAATATCGTTCTCTTAAAAATTTTCCGCAAGTACTTGAAGAATGAAAAACGCCCGCAGAAAAACCCCATATTGGAATTTCTGGAAGGTTGTCTTTGCAGGATGGTTAATTCGCTATCCTGATAAAATTTTCAGATTTATCGGAGTGCCCCTTGGAATTCTGATAGTGATGATATATAATGCGGTTACGAAATAAAAAAGTAATAAAAAAATTTTCGGAAAAATTTTTGAGACCCTATGGAAAAAATATATCACATATATGCAAAGAATAAGTGCATTTATCACTGTTTATCAGAGGATAAATTCTCTGAGACCTGGGAGATGCTGCACAGAATGATTGAGTTTATTGATATGAATATTTCTAAGGAAGATTTGCAGTATGAGGAAGTTATCACACACAGAGAGGTAATTCTAAATTCCTCTCATTGACAAGTGCATATATAGACTGTTAAAATTGAGTTTGAAGGTTATTTTAACTTATGGCAAAAGGATTTACTGTAAAAGCTGCGGCACCAAAACCCAAAGAACAAGAATGGGATATTGATGCAATTAAAGAAAGAATGAGAGGGAAGAGCATCGTCTTCTGTTTACCTGGAAGAGGATGTTCATTTATTTTCCTCAAGGCATTTGTACAACTCTGTTTTGACTTAGTTCAGAATGGAATGAGTATTCAGATTTCTCAAGATTACTCTTCTATGGTTAACTTCGCACGATGCAAAGTTCTTGGTGCAAATGTTCTTCGTGGTCCCAATCAGATTCCTTGGGACGGAAAACTTGAATATGATTATCAACTTTGGATTGACTCTGACATTGTTTTTGATTCAACCAAATTCTGGCAACTCTGTGATGTTGCTTTCCCAGAAGAAGGAGAGGAGCGTGAAATTGTCGCAGGTTGGTATGCAACTGAAGACGGTCACACAACCTCTGTCGCGCACTGGTTGGAAGAAGACGACTTCCGCAAGAATGGTGGAGTCATGAATCACGAAACTGTTGAGAGTATCTCAAAGCGTCGCAAACCCTTCACTGTTGACTATACAGGTTTTGGTTGGGTAATGATTAAGAAAGGTGTCTTTGAGAACCTTGAGTACCCTTGGTTTGCTCCAAAGATGCAAGTATTTGAATCTGGAGCAGTTCAGGATATGTGCGGCGAAGATGTCTCATTCTGTCTTGATGCAAAGGAAAAAGGTTTTGAAATTTGGTGTGACCCACGGATTCGGGTGGGACATGAGAAAACTCGTATTATTTGATTGAAATTAAGGAGGTAACTTAAAATGGCTAAAGGTGGATTGAACAAGACTGTATTTGAAGCAGGAGCTCCTAAGAAAACTCGTCAGGGACGTTCTTCTCGTACATTACTAAGCGCAACGTCTCGTAATGGAAGAAAGAAGAGATATCGCGGTCAAGGAAAGTAATTCATTATGATTCAACTAAACCCACCCATTCCTCTTGTGACCCCAAAAGGTAATGGGTGGGCATTTTTTTGTATTGATCGTTCTCAAGAGCACGATTTGGAGTGGGTCGTATTTATAGATAATACAGGAGAATGTTGGACTTTTAAGAATTCGCAAATTCGCATTCAAAAGAATTACACTCTAAACAGAAATAATATTCCAAGTCTCGGGATAGAAACCCCGTAAAAAGTTCTGATTTTCTATAAATCAGGAGAAAAAAATGACTCAAAAAATGCTTAGAGAAATTTCAAATGACGATTTAACTCCCAAAAAGCACAACTTTATTCTTCAAAACGAAATACATTCCAAAATTCGTAATGATAATGATTATGATGATTGGGAGTATGGTACAGAACCACTTTATGAGGTAAAAAACCTTAATAAATAAGATAGATTTGTTAAGGTTTTTATGCCTTTAGAACGGGTAAGTAAAGGTTTCAAAGATCTGAGTATGACATTTCAGGTCAACCCAATTAACTATGATCTCATTGCTCTGAAAAACGAGACTGCAATTGCCCGTTCTATCCGCAATTTGGTGCTTACATATCCTGGCGAAAGATTTTTCAATCAAAATCTGGGTTCAAAAGTTAGTCGGTCTCTTTTTGAGAATATTGATGATATTTCTTCATCAATCATCAAAGACGAAATTGAAAATACTATTCGAAACTATGAACCTAGGGTAAATTTAATCGAAGTAATAGTTAGTCCAAACTACGATAGTAATGAATTTAACGTTACAATCAACTATCGCATCGTAGGAATTGACGTTCTTCCTCAACAATTATCATTTGCACTACAGCCAACAAGATAAATGGCATTAGTTAATTTTACTAATTTAGACTTCGACCAAATAAGATCCTCAATTCGCGAGTACTTAAGAGCGAATTCAAATTTTACTGACTATGACTTTGAAGGATCAAATCTCTCAACACTCATTGACGTTTTAGCATATAATACCTACATTTCCTCATACAATGCTAATATGATTAGCAATGAGGTTTTTATTGATAGTGCAACTCTCAGGGAAAATGTAGTCTCTTTGGCAAGGAATATTGGATATGTTCCCCATTCTCGCTCCTCTTCAAAGGCAAATATTTCATTTTTTGTAGATACAACTGGATTTTCGACTAATCCTCTTACCCTAACTCTTAAATCCGGGGTTGTTTGTACAACCAATACAACTTTTGGTAATCAAAGTTTTTCCTTCATAATTCCGCAAGATATAACAATTCCCATAGTGAATGGAATTGCTTTATTTGAAAACATAAACATTTTTGAAGGAACATTCGTAGTTAATAATTTCACGGTAGATGCAAATAACCCAAATCAAAGATTTATCTTAGACAATCCAAATATTGACATAGATTCTATTAATGTTTTTGTCAGAGATACTCAATCAAGTACTATTAGAAGATCCTTCAAATTATCAAAAAATCTTTTTCAGATTAATTCAGAATCAAGTGTTTTCTTCATTCAGGAAATTGAAGATCAGAGATATGAATTAATTTTTGGTGATGGAATTTTTGGGAAAAAACTTGAGAATTTAAATTATATTGAAATCTCTTATACTATCACAAATGGGCCGGCGGCTGATGGGGTATCATCATTTTCATTTAATGGTCGTATTGTTGATAATAACAATAGAGTTATCACGTCTGGCATTTCTCTAATCACAACAAATTCTTCCTCACAAAATGGAAGAGAAATAGAATCAGTAGAGTCTATTAAAAAGTATGCTCCAAGAAAATATTCTGCGCAAAATAGAGCTGTAACAGCAACTGATTATGAGACAATCATTCCGACAATCTATCCCGAGGCAGAATCTATATCTGTTTTTGGTGGAGAAGATTTAAGTCCTCCAAAATACGGAAAAGTTTTTATTAGTATAAAACCAATTAATGGACCTTTTGTTTCCAATCAGGTTAAAGATAACATTATAAACTCTTTGCGAAGGTATGCTGTTGCGGGAATAGTACCTGAAATTATTGATCTAAAATATCTCTACATCGAATCCAACACCACTGCATATTATAATTCGAATTCTACATCCGATCCCAATTACCTAAAGGATATTATTCTAACGAATATAAAGAATTATGCGAATTCAAAAGAACTTAACAAGTATGGAGCAAGATTTAAGTATAGTAAATATTTAAAAATCATAGACGATACTAATACTGCAATCACTTCAAATATAACCAAAATAGTAATACGACGCGATTTGAGGGCAGAAGTGAATAAATTTGCCGACTATGAGATTTGTTATGGTAACGAATTTCATATTAAAAATTATTCTGGATATAATATTAAGTCTTCTGGTTTCAATGTATCAGGAATAAATGATACTCTTTATTTGTCTGACATTCCTAATAGTGATGGATTAACCGGAAGTATTTTCTTCTTTAAATTACAATCATCCAATACTCCAATAATTGTAAGAAAAAATGTCGGAAAAATTGACTACAAAAAAGGAGAAATAAACCTGTACCCAATAAATATAACTTCTACGGCAAAATCATCATATTCGTTCCCTATAA